AAAATGTTTACTGCACTTCTATCTTATGAAGGAGATAGAATGGTGACTGAAAGCGACTGGAGGAGGGTGGCTGTATCATCTGATACAATGGTATATTCTGATATTGCAAAGCTCCAAAATCTGAGGAAAACAATGAGAGACGGTGAACCCCACGAACCTACTGCAAAGATGGTACTTGTGGATGGGGTGCCTGGTTGTGGAAAGACAAAGGAGATTTTGGAAAGAGTTGATCTTGATGAGGATTTGATCTTGGTTCCTGGAAAACAAGCTGCTGCTATGATCAGAAGAAGGGCTAATTCATCTGGACTGATAAGAGCCACAATGGACAATGTGAGAACGGTAGATTCATTTCTAATGCATCCAAAACCGCGATCACACAAGAGGCTTTTTATTGATGAAGGGTTGATGCTGCACACCGGTTGTGTTAACTTCCTGGTGCTTATCTCTGGTTGCGACATCGCATACATTTACGGAGATACACAGCAGATTCCTTTCATTAACAGAGTTCAGAATTTCCCGTATCCCAAACATTTTGAGAAGCTGCAAGTGGATGAAGTTGAGATGAGGAGGACCACACTGAGATGCCCAGGTGATGTGAATTTTTTCCTACAATCGAAGTACGAAGGAGCGGTGTCAACTACTTCAACTGTACAACGATCGGTCTCATCTGAGATGATAGGCGGTAAGGGAGTACTAAACAGTGTTTCCAAACCACTAAAAGGGAAAATTGTAACTTTCACTCAGGCTGATAAATTTGAGTTAGAGGAGAAGGGCTATAAGAATGTGAACACCGTTCATGAGATCCAAGGAGAAACCTTTGAAGATGTGTCGCTGGTCAGATTGACGGCAACTCCACTGACTCTGATTTCCAAGTCTTCCCCGCATGTTCTAGTCGCTCTGACTAGACACACAAAGAGCTTCAAATATTACACCGTAGTGTTAGATCCTTTAGTACAGATAATTAGTGATTTGTCTTCTTTAAGCTCCTTCCTTTTAGAAATGTATATGGTAGAAGCAGGTAGTAGATAGCAATTACAGATGGATGCAGTGTTCAAAGGTCATAATCTCTTTGTGGCAACACCTAAATCAGGAGACTTTCCAGATCTGCAGTTCTATTACGATGTATGCCTCCCTGGTAATAGTACTATACTTAACAAGTATGATGCTGTTACCATGAGGTTACGTGATAATAGTCTTAATGTGAAGGATTGTGTTCTTGATTTTTCCAAAAGTATTCCGATGCCAAAGGAGGTGAAACCATGTCTAGAGCCAGTTTTGCGTACCGCGGCGGAACCGCCAAGGGCTGCAGGACTACTCGAAAATCTGGTTGCAATGATTAAAAGAAATTTCAACGCACCAGACCTGACGGGGACGATTGACATTGAGAGCACCGCATCTGTTGTAGTAGATAAGTTTTTTGATAGCTATTTTATTAAAAAAGAAAAATACACAAAAAATATTGCTGGAGTGATGACGAAGGATTCAATGATGAGATGGTTGGGAAAACAGGAAAGAAGTACTATTGGACAGTTGGCTAACTACAATTTTGTAGATCTGCCGGCCATCGATCAGTACAAGCACATGATCAAGGCTCAACCAAAACAGAAATTGGACCTTTCAATTCAGAATGAATACCCTGCTCTGCAAACAATTGTCTACCATTCGAAGCAGATCAACGGTATTTTTGGCCCGGTTTTCTCAGAGCTTACAAGGTTGCTGCTCGAGGCAGTTGATTCTCAGAAGTTTCTTTTCTTTACTAGGAAAACTCCAGAACAGATTCAAGAATTTTTCTCGGATCTCGACTCGCACGTTCCTATGGATGTGTTAGAACTGGATATTTCTAAGTATGATAAGTCACAGAACGAGTTTCATTGTGCTGTAGAGTATGAAATATGGAAAAGATTGGGTCTCAATGAGTTTTTGGCCGAAGTGTGGAAACAAGGGCACAGGAAAACAACTTTGAAGGATTACATTGCTGGAATCAAGACATGTCTGTGGTATCAAAGGAAAAGCGGTGATGTGACTACTTTCATCGGCAATACTGTTATAATAGCAGCTTGCTTGGGTTCAATGTTACCGATGGAAAAGGTCATAAAAGGTGCTTTTTGTGGAGACGATTCCGTTTTGTATTTTCCGAAGGGTTTGGATTTCCCTGACATTCAGTCATGTGCTAATCTCATGTGGAATTTTGAGGCCAAACTGTATAGAAAGAGGTACGGTTACTTTTGTGGTAGATACATCATACACCATGATAAGGGAGCAATAGTGTATTATGATCCTTTGAAGTTGATCTCCAAACTTGGGGCAAAACATATCAAGGATTATGATCACTTAGAAGAGTTAAGGGTGTCTTTGTGTGATGTTGCTTGTTCGCTCGGAAACTGTGCTTACTTTCCGCAGCTGAACGCAGCTATCAAGGAGGTTCATAAAACCGCGATTGATGGTTCGTTTGCTTTTAATTGTGTTAACAAATTTTTGTGTGATAAATTTTTATTTAGAACTTTGTTTTTAAATGGCTGTTAGTCTCAGAGATACTGTCAAAATTAGCGAGTTCATTGATCTTTCGAAACAGGATGAGATACTTCCGGCATTCATGACTAAGGTCAAGAGTGTTAGAATATCGACTGTGGACAAGATTATGGCTGTTAAGAATGATAGTCTTTCTGATGTAGATTTACTTAAAGGTGTTAAGTTAGTTAAGAATGGGTATGTGTGCTTAGCTGGTTTGGTAGTGTCTGGGGAGTGGAATCTCCCGGATAACTGCCGTGGTGGTGTCAGTGTTTGTATTGTAGATAAGAGAATGAAAAGGAGTAAGGAAGCAACGCTGGGTGCGTATCACGCCCCTGCTTGCAAAAAGAATTTTTCTTTTAAGCTAATCCCTAATTATTCAATAACATCCGAGGATGCTGAGAAGCACCCGTGGCAAGTGTTAGTGAATATCAAAGGAGTGGCTATGGAAGAAGGATACTGTCCTTTATCTTTGGAGTTCGTTTCAATTTGTGTAGTACATAAAAATAATGTAAGAAAAGGTTTGAGGGAACGTATTTTGAGTGTAACAGACGGCTCGCCAATTGAACTCACTGAAAAGGTTGTTGAGGAGTTCGTGGATGAAGTACCAATGGCTGTAAAACTCGAAAGGTTCCGGAAAACAAAAAAGAAAGTGGTAGGTAATAATGTTAATAATAAGAAAATAAATAATAGTGGTAAGAAGGGTTTTAAAATTGAGGAAATTGAGGATAATGTAAGTGATGACGAGTCTATCGCGTCATCGAGTACGTTTTAATCAATATGCCTTATACAATCAACTCTCCGAGCCAATTTGTTTACTTAAGTTCCGCTTATGCAGATCCTGTGCAGCTGATCAATCTGTGTACAAATGCATTGGGTAACCAGTTTCAAACGCAACAAGCTAGGACAACAGTCCAACAGCAATTTGCGGATGCCTGGAAACCTGTGCCTAGTATGACAGTGAGATTTCCTGCATCGGATTTCTATGTGTATAGATATAATTCGACGCTTGATCCGTTGATCACGGCGTTATTAAATAGCTTTGATACTAGAAATAGAATAATAGAGGTTGATAATCAACCCGCACCGAATACTACTGAAATCGTTAACGCGACTCAGAGGGTAGACGATGCTACTGTAGCTATAAGGGCTTCAATCAATAATTTGGCTAATGAACTGGTTCGTGGAACTGGCATGTTCAATCAAGCAGGCTTTGAGACTGCTAGTGGACTTGTCTGGACCACAACTCCGGCTACTTAGCTATTGTTGTGAGATTTCCTAAAATAAAGTCGCTGAAGACTTAAAATTCAGGGTGGCTGATACCAAAATCAGCAGTGGTTGTTCGTCCACTTAAATATAACGATTGTCATATCTGGATCCAGCAGTTAAACCATGTGATGGTGTATACTGTGGTATGGCGTAAAACATCGGAG